ATCGATCGGCGGCAGCGTACCGATACCCGTTATCGCGTTTCCGTTCGCCGCTCGCATGTTCGGCTCAAGCGAGAATTCAAACACCAACCTCACGAGAAGTTGACCAGTATCCTGGTCGACTCCCGTTCGCTCAGCGTCCGCACCGAGAAAGAGCACCTCACCCGGTGAAAATTCAAAGAATCTATCGGAATTCACCGTCCCTGTGAGCAGGAGCAGGGTATTCCGATACCGGCCATCTAGCAGATCCTCTTCCACGTGCGTCGTCAGTGTTAGGCTCATTTTGCCCGCCACGATATCGACGCCCGCCACCCCCCTGTCAGTCACTCCGATCGAGTTATTGTAATTGCCCGGGGCGCGTCCATCGATTGCGTAGCTGTTGACCGTCGACAGCGAGTGACTGGCTTTGATCGACCCGCCCTTCGTGGACAGTACCCACTTCGCATTGTCAACAGATGGCTTTTCCCTGACCCCATAAGATACCGTCGCATCCCAAACGTTTTCGTTGTCCGTCTGTTTCAGCGCCAACGCGTTGCGGATGACTCCATCAATCGTCGTCGGACTCGATGCGATGGCCTGAGTTCGTGCCGTTGCCCTGTCGCTCGTCCCGCTGATCCACCACTTATCCTCAGCCGTTGGGTTCAGACCGTAAGCTACTTTCGGGTATCCACGCTGTTGAGAAGCGGTAGCCATCAAGCCACCTCCAAACCGAATTGGTCCATTTTCTTATTGATGTCGCCGAGCAGTTCCGTCTGGTCGTCCATCTTCTTTTCCATCGTACGTTCAGGACCGATACCTGACATTTGACCGGCAGACCTTCCAGAAAACGTCCCCACCACCGACGCGTTGCCCGCAGCAGTTATCCTGTTTTGCATTCCCTGCATTCGGTCAGGGCTCGATTGCATAAAACTCGGATTGTCGGACAGTTCCTCAGATCCAAGCATCTCCAGTCTCGCGATACCGGTCAGCAAGTCCGACGCCTTCGGACCGAGTGCATCCACAGGCTTCGGACCGAGTGCATCCACAGGCTTCTTCTGTTTCATGCCGCCAGCATGCTCGAACTTCTCAAATACCTCCGGCGCGTCGGCCGTTGCGACTGTGTTCGGGCCTCCCACGTCGATTCCGACTTTTGCCAACAGTGTCTTGATGGTATCGAGGACGCCGTGAAACTTACTGAGTTTTTTCGTTAGCGCGTCCCACACTCCGCCGAAATCAATCCCGAATGACTTGCCGCTCGTCTTCATTACTCCGAACGCAACCGCAGCCGCCACGCCAACCGCCACAACCGCTTTCAGTAATAGGCCCCACGGTCCACCGGCCAGCAGTGCTATCGCCTTCAGTCCCGCGCTCGCCGCCATGAACCCTTTCATAGCACTGGACGCCAACAGCAATCCGTTCCCCAGGATGAGAATCGCCGCCGCCAAACCAGTGACAGCCACCGTCACTTCGAACGCATGCACCACCATGTCGCGATTGACGTCCACCCACTTAATCATACTGACCGTGCCAGTCAGGACCACATCGGCGAGCGACTCCAGCGCAGGAGCCAGAGCACTCCCGAGCACCACCACTACTCGGTCAAGAGTTGATGAGACCCGCCCCCATGCGTCAGTCAGGGCAGCAGCAGCCGCAGCGTCCTGCGTGCTCATCTGTAGGCCCAGATCGCGAGATTCCTGTCGCAGTTTCTCGATGCCCTCTGCCCCGCTGAATATCAACGGCAGGAGTTTATCAATAGACGTTCCAAAGATTCTCTGAGCCAGACCGGCTGCTGCGGCATTGTCGCCATAATTAGACATCGCGTCAGCCAGTGCCAGAAACCGCTCCTCCGCATTCATTGAGCTGAGTGTCTTAACAGACAGACCAAGCTCCTCAATGGCTTCTGTCTGTGATGCCGAACCTTGACCTGCGCTGAGCCGACCGAAACGTCGATTCATTTTCAGGAGCACAGCGGAAACGTCTGAGAGTTCCGCGCCGGATTGCTTGGCGGCAAATTTCAACTCAGACAATGCCTCAACGCTCACGCCTGTTTTGGCGGCTAGTTTATTGAGTTCGTCGCCTGCACTGGCAAACCTTACTGTCGCTGCCACAAACGCGCTGCCGGCCGCCAGTCCTGCCGTCATCCCGGCCTGACCGATTCGCGTTAACTGCGAACCCCACGCGTCCAACTTTCTGGTCGCGCCCGCTAGCGTTTTGTCGAGCGAGGACGCGTCCGCAAACACTTCCACAAACGCTCGACCCGCTCTAATTGCTCCCGATTTCCCCGCCATGACTTTTCCTTTGTGCTCTCACGGCGTTGAAGAATCCGCTGATCCTATTCCACGAACTTGACCTCGGTGACTCCGCGAACGGGTGAAACTCGTGCGGCTTGAACGGTCTGCGTTTCCCTCTCACTGCATTTGCCACAATACACATCAGGTTAGCCGTGCGGTCCCACTCGGCTGACTGGTGTGCCTCATCCATTAACCACAGTTCTCCAAGACTGTATCCGCCGGGATGGACTCGGAGACGTCCGGCAAGTCGCCAGACGAGTCGGTCGAGTCTTTCTGCAACTCGTGCAGGGCTACCGTAGTGGTCATCGCCGCCGCCTTGTCCGGGTCGACCGCTTTCATCTGTTCCCCGAGTGCCTTCCGAAACTCCGTCTCTGCTCTCTGTGTCTCCCGAATCGTCGTCACGCTGATCGTCACCTTCGCCGCGCGTTCCGACTCCCCGAAAAAAAGCGCCAGGCCCTCTGTCAACGCAGTGAATCCCGCTTCCGCCTTATCGGGCGGCATTGACTCTTCGAACCGCTCACGCGTCACATCACATGCCTGACCCTTAACCAGCGCCCATAGGACGCCGATCGTCTTGATGTCGTCGTAGGCCAGATCGTCCAGCATATCACTGCCGGGCGCCACGCTGCGCAACAGGTCGAGACCGTCGCACTCATCGCGCACCGCACGAATTCCGTCGTACGAAATCCGAACGGTCCAACCCTTACCCGTGTTGTCGTCAAATTGTGGCATCAAACAACCGTTGTTTCTGCTGGGTCGTTGACAGTGTCCGCAACCTGCAACTCAATCGTCTGCTCGACAGCTCCATCGTTTTCGTGTGATTCGCCGATTGAGGTGATGAGCACTTCCGCCTTCCAGTAGACTGTACCGCTGGTTGCGATAACACCATTCGTGATAGCGATAATGAACGATGTATTCGCAGCGAAGGACGCCTCGAACGCCGCCCTGTCTGCGTCGCCTGTGCTGTATCGAAGAGTCACAGAGAACGACATATTCAGCGAGCCGGCCGTGTGTCGCTGAATGTCGTTGCCCTTTTGCGGTAACTCGATGTCGACGCGTTCGCGTGTCCATTCGTCGTTAACGACCGCACCAACCAGATCCCATGATTCTGATCCCCATGTGCCAACCGTGTCGCGATACAGTTTGTGATCTTGCCCACGTGTGCCAGCCATAATGCAGCTCCTTTATTTGATAGCGTCCCGCCACATTTGCGGCAGTTGTGGAAGATTCTCCCTAAGTGCCGGACCCATGTATGGCCTGGCCTGTACTCGTGCTCTATTGCCTTTGTTTCTTCGCCCCGTATTACTGGACGTGCCGCCTTCTTCCAGAATCCTTAGTACGTCCGTCCCTTTGGTAGATGTTTTCTCCGCCCCCACCACGACCGACTGCGTTGACTGCTGGTATCCAAAGCTGATCAGTGACTTCAAACGCTTTGTGATCGACCGCGGCGGTTCCCCAGGCTTCGACGATTTGAACGGCAGTAATACCTTCTCGCCTGCCTTCTTCCGTGCCCGTACAGACTTCCGTTCGTCCTCCGGTAGCTCGTTCAGTTTGACTCGACTAGCAGGCTTGATCGACTTCCTTGACGTCCTGCGAACAAACGCTCCGAACTTATTCAACACCGAACGCGACGCACGATCCACCGAGCTCATTACTCGCTTCGGGTACATGATCAATTTGAATCGATTAGCCATTAGATAAGTGCCCCCCACTCAAGGGCCAGCAGGCTTATAAATAGCTGGTTGTCGTCCAGTTGTTCCGGGTCGTAAGTCACATCGACGTTGGTTCGTTCCTTGAACCAGATGTCGAGGTTATCCGTCGTGTCTCCAGTGCCGTAACTCGTGTCTCTCAACACCCGGAAGATTTCCTCTGCGTAGTCCCTCAACGGGTCGACGTGTGCGTTCGTTGACTCTCGCTGTCTCCGAACAATCCCGATGTGAATTGTGATCGAATAGTCCCACAGTGACGCAGTGGCTCTCTCTACCGCTATTCCCCTCGGTAAGACGTAGACATTCACGCCGTCTGGTAGTGTCGGACTGGAGAACTTCGGAACCCAGACACGTATCACATTCGCCGGCGTAATACTCAGACCAGCGCCGGTGATCGTGGTGACGATCGCGTCTGCCAGTTGGTGGTCTTCAGCCAGTGCCATGTCACACCACGTCGATCAGTTTTGTGTGTATCCGTAAAAGCCGCTCACGCCCGCCGGTTGATGAGTACACCTCATCACGTCCGTTAGTCGGCAGAACCTTGTAGACATTCGTCGCCGTGCCATCGATATGACGTATTTCGTCCGAATGTTCTGGTAATACTGCCGCACCTCCAAACGCGTAATCTCCGGCCATGCACAACCAGTCGTGGGCCGCACTCTCGAACGTTAAACCCTGCACGTCCGTTATGTTATGTGTAGCGTTGCCGTGTGACATTATTGTCTGAACATCGACTTGCCCGCTCCTTCTGATCACAACCGGTTCTCCAGTCATAGCCTTGAGTGTATCACCCGCCCATTTGATTCCCGCATCGACCATCGGGGCAGTCGTAACAATCGCGGCACCTGTCCACGTTCCGCCCTTTAGTGCTGAGTATTCGTAATCTCTGCCTTCGGTTGATACGTGTACGACATCTTCCGTAGTGGGAGTAGTCCCAACCCACGATACGCCATCAAACTCGGCAATCTGCCCTACGCCAGCCGTGCCCCAATCAGCATGCTGCGTACCGGAGTGGCCTGTCTGTCGCGTGCGTCGTTTCTGGTAGAGGTAGTCGCTTGTAATTCTCGCAGCTTGCGGCGTCGCAGCCAGCGCGCCTGTGAATTCTATCGCGACACCATAGTAGAGGTCCCCCTTTGCATATTCCAGCACTGGAGGCTGTGGCGGCCATGTGTTCGAGTTGCCATCGACCACCGACGTCTGAGCGAACGTGCCCACGTTCCCGTTATGGACTACCACATTGCCCGCGCCTATATTTGACAGCGACTCAAGTGCTGACTTCACCTCTGCGAGCGTCGCCGCTGTCCCGTCTCTGCCATCAAGCGATATTGTTTCCTGACCGTCATAATTCAGCTTTACCGAAGACGGAGGAGGGTGAGGCAATGCAAACGTCTGGTATTGCTCGACATAATTGAGTGGCGGAACTAGGCCCGCACCGGTTAATAGATACCGCTGCCCTAGTACCTCAGTTGGAGGTGCGGACGCAGCCGACACTAACGCCAGTACGTCTGTCTGTCT